TCGATGCGGACAGCAGCACGACGAAGGTCGTGAGGCAAGTCAATACACAGGACGCGTTCACCGGACAGGTGCCATCCCCATGGGGAGCAGACGGCCTGTGGCGGTTCAACGAATCCGAACCTGACTCGAATACGAGCCTTGCGGACTCCTCCGGCAAAAGCCGGAGCGCGGTGATCAGCGGCTGGAGCGGAACGACCGCAAGCCTTCCGACCGGGCATCTCGGACGATCCTTCCGGATGAACATCAACGACCCGTCGACCGAGAGGACCTACCTCAAGGTCACGAACGACGGCACGATCTTCCAGACGCTCGGCGAAACGATCGCCGTCGGCGGATGGTTCATGCCGACCACCTACTCGGTCGGAAACACGTTCTGCCCGCTTTTCAACACGCGCTACGGCCCGGGCCAGCCGATCCTCTACCTGTCGCTCCTGTCCGGAAAACCGAGGATCATGCTCTACGATTCGACCGGCACGCTGATCCTCGACCAGTCCGTGACGCCGTCCTTCACGCTGGAGAACGCCGCCTGGTATTTCATCGCCTGCCTCATCAAGCCGGTTGCCAAGACCGCCCAGTACATCCTCGGCAGCCGGAGCACCGGCGCGGTCTGGGAATCCGACGTCCTCGGCTTCACCGGGACGCTCAACGCGTCCTGCACGGCGGATCTCGTCTGGGGCATGCACGCCGACTCCTACTGGTACGCGGGGAACTTCGACGACTGGTTCCTCGACTGCGACTCCGACCTCACCGCGGACGACATCTCCCTGTGGCTCAGGGAATCCCTGTCCGCGAACGCCGCGGACTCCGACGCCGGCGTGGACGGGCTCACAACTGAAAACGCCGTGACCCTGAAAGCCACGAGCGGCGCATACCCATCGTCCGGGACGCTCACCACCGCGGCCATCGCCTACGGGATCGAAGGCACCTGCCTTGCCTCCGTGGACGCGGACCTGCCGGACGGGACCGGGATCAGCATCGAGACCTCGACATCGGACGACCTTGCGACCTGGAGCGACTGGGCGACGCCCGGGGATGACGGAAGCGTCAAGTCCGCGGCGGGGCAATACATCCGCTTCCGGCTCACGCTCACGACAACCGACACAGGCAAAACCCCGACACTCAAGGGGATCAGCCTGTCCGTTCCGGGGGAATCGGCATTCAAAAGACTCGTCATCAACGCACGAAGCAGATGGAGGTGACGCAAAATGGCAGACCAGACAAACCTCGTCGTCCTTGACAGCGACGACAACACGGAGGCCGTGCTCGAAAACGCCTACGACATCATCGTCACCGGCGAGATCAACGGCATCGACACGCTGGAATTCAACCTCCCGTTCCGCGACGTCAAGCGGCAGCATCTCGAAAACGAGAAACAGATCTCCGTCGGCGGCGACACCTACCGCATCCGCACGATCACGGACGAGAAGAGCGAGCAGGGCACCGCCATCACCTCCGTGTACGCCGAGGCCGCGTTCTACGACCTCGGGTTCTCCGTGAAGAAAACGGAGCAGACCTTCAACGCGGACACGGCGGACGTCCCGATGGCCTACGCGCTTAAGGACACCGGCTGGACGCTCGGAACCGTCAACGTCCGCACGAAGCGCACCTGGACTTCCACGGAGAAAAACGCCCTCGCGGTCCTGAGGAAGGTGCAGGACCTCCACGGAGGCGACCTCATCTTCGACAACAGGAACAGGACCGTGAGCCTTCTGGCCTTCAGCGGCATGGACTCCGGCGCGCTCTTCTGCTACAGGAAGAACATGAAGTCCATCAAGCGCGTCATCGACACGCAGAGCCTCATCACACGGCTCTACGCCTACGGCAAGGACGGCATGACCTTCGCGTCCATCAACGACGGCAAGGAGTACGTCGAGGACACCACGTACACGGACGAGACCCGCATATCCACGCTCGACTGCTCGAACTTCACGAACCCGTACCAGATGCTGGAGTACGCCAGCATGCGCCTCGCCGACTACGCCAGCCCGCGCGTCTCCTATGTCCTGAACGCGATGGACCTCTCCGTCCTCACCGGCTACGGGCACGAGACGTGGAAGCTCGGTGACATCGTGACCGTGAAGGACGACGAGCTGGGCCTTTCCATCAAGACAAGGATCGTGCGCCGGGAGTACAACCTGCGCGAACCGTGGAACACCGTCCTCGAACTGTCGACCACTCTCCGGGAGCTCGGCGACTCCTCCTCGCAGTGGGACGCCGCCGCCGACACGCTCGCCGGGGCGAATCTCGTCGACAGCCAGGAAATGCAGGACCTGGTGCCGTTCAATCATCTGAAGAACTCCCGAGCCGACTCCGGCCTCTCCTACTGGGAGAACTCCGGATTCGAGGTGGATACGAAGAACGGCGTCTCCGGAACCGCGTCCTTCAAATGCGAAGGCGCGCTCGGCACCACGAAAAGCCTGACGCAGACCGTGACCCCGGCGAACCGGGACAGCTACACATTCTCCTGCCAGATCGCATCGGACGACCTCGCGATGGGCGAAAGCGGGCAGGTCGGCGTGGAGGTCACCTTCGAATACGAGGACGGGACGACGGAGACACGGTTGATCGACCTGATGTAAAGGAGGTGCCCAAATGGCTTCATTCTCACATGTGGCGCAGGCGGTCTCCCCGCAGAACGGACATGTCGGCAAGATACGGGTCCGCGTCTGCGTGACCGACTGCACCGGGACCATCAACATCACCGACATGCTCCTTCAGGGAGGCTCCATCGCGACCGGCTGGGTCGGGCATGTCAGCGAGATCAAGTGGACCGAGGACGGTGAGTGATCATGCCGGTATTCACAAGGTTCATGGAAACCGTCGCGAAAAAGGAAAAGAAGCGCATCGTCTCAATCACCGTGAAACCGCTGGTGAAGGACTGCACGGGGACGGTCTGGTTCACCGACCTCATGCTGCAGGAAGGAAACCGCCTCTCCGGATACGTCCCCAACACCGAAACACTCCAGAAGGCATATGCGACCGGCGACGAATACGCGGTCTCCGGGAAACGCTTCTACAACGGCATCGTCCGCGGGAGCATGACCTGCATCATCTTCAACCTCGGCAAGACCACCGCGGGGCTCGACTGGAAGATCACGCCCATTCAGAGCATGAAGGCGGGAAGCGTCTCCCTCGCACTCGGGGCGGGAGCGCACAAGGCGACCTTCACCGAAGCGGCGGCGGCCGGTGACGAGCTCTCCCTTCTCGCGTCCACGCGCGAGTGCCTGAAGAACGGCGAGTCCTCCTCGAAGGACGGGTTCTTCCAATACTCCGCCGCCGGGGACAGCAAGCATCCGGTGACGGTCGAGGACAGGAAATCGGCACGGCTCTACGTGGAGTTCCGGGAAATGGAGGACGGCGATCAGATATGAGCCTGGATGTACTCAAAGGCCGCAAATGCATGGTCTGGACGTTCATGGGAAACACGAGGATGCACACCGCACTGAAGAACTACGGGGACCGCCTGTCACAGGTCGGCCTCTTCTCCTTCAAGGTGGACGCGACCGGGACGATCACGGAATCCGGCGTGGCGATCAGCGGCATGCTCACCTATGTGAACAGGTATCCGCACATCACCTGGCTCCTGACCGTCCGGAACGACGGGACATCCAGCGTGTTCACCGCGCTCCGGGAGAACACGGACGGCGCGCAGGACAAGTTCCTGACTGAGCTTGTCCGGATCATGGAGAAATACCCGTGGTGCGCGGGCGTGGACATCGACCTCGAACGGGGCGGCGACTACTCCACGCACGCCAAGTCCACCGCCATGTTCCGGAACATCTGGAACACGGTCAAAGCCTATGACAGCACGAAGAAGGTCAACATCTGCCTTCCCGGCATGGACTCGGTGAACGGCTCGGTCGGCGGCGAGAACTGGTGCGTCTACGCGGACCTGAGCCCGTACTGCGACACGGCGGCCATCATGAGCTACGGCATGGCATGGGCGGGCTCCGCCCCCGGGCCCGTGTCCCCGAAGGACTGGCTGGACGGCATCTACGACTACGCATCCCGCGTCATGACACCGGACAAGGTGTTCATGGGGCTTCCCGCCTACGGATGGAACTGGCAGATCCACGACACGCCGGAGAACCTCGGCGATACCTACCGGGGCGTCTCCAACACCTACTACGCGGCGAAGAACTGGATGACCGGCAAGTACAATTTCACGGACGACAAGCCGCCGCAGCCGTTCATCCCGATCCTCGCGTACTGGGACGACTACAACAAGGTGCCCTACGCCTTCCCGCAGGTCTACGACTTCATGGAAGGCCGCGACGCCACAAGCTACGAGTACCCGCAGCTGAACGGCACCTACAACCGGCATCATTACCTGACCGCCTACGGCAAGCAGCAGAAAGCCACGTTCGGCACAATCTACGCGGACCACGACGGGACGCCGGACAGCCACTCCGGCATCGTCTCCAGCGAAAACGGCATCGCCGTCATGGGCGACGCGGGGAGCGCGGCCTACCGCTTCACCGTCCCGTCCTCCAGAACCTACGACATCGCGGTGCGCCTCTGCTATCCCTTCTGGGACAAGAACGGCATCTACGTGTCGATCGACGGAACCAGGAAACATTTCGCGGAGTCCCGCCTGTGGTGGCCATACTGGAGAAGCACCTTCTGGGCGAGCCTCGCGAACGGGATCACGCTTTCCGCCGGGTCGCACACCATCACGGTGTCGGTCGACGTGAAGGGCGTGCAGTTCCACGGGTTCCGCGTCTGCTCCGCTTTTTCCGAAGCGCCGTCCGCCGGGTCCGCGTCCTTCACGCTCTCTCCCCGGAAGCTCATCGACGTTAACGGGAACGAATGCCAACCGGACAAAGGCTTCAAGCTCACGGCCGAGGTGCTCCGCAGGAAACCCGACTCCGCCCTCATCTGGTACGCGGACTTCGAGGACTACGGCATGCTCGACACCGGCTACTGGCAGACCCTGTCCGGCTCGTGGAAGATCTGGCGGGAGGACGACCACTCCGAGGAGCGCGTCTACTCGCAGCTTGACGGAAGAGGGAAATTCGCATGGAACTACGACGGCTTCCGCGACATCCACCTTCGGGCGCGCCTCGCGTTCCCCTCCGGAAGCACCGGACGCGCCGGGGTCTTCTGCGGAAGCCTGTTCTGCTGCCTCGACTATGACACGCAGGCCGTGGAACTCTGGGACGGCAGCACGAAACTCGGAAGCTACAGCCAGAGCATCAGCCAGACAAGAACGGCCGACCTCAGGACCGCCCCCACGATGTACACCATCGAGATGCGGATCCGGGGAAACACGGTGCGCGTCTATTCCGGCGCGTCCTCCACGCTCCGCTTCACCGTGAGCACCAGCGGATTCACCGGCGGCGAGGCAGGATACCAGAGCGACAACCGGACCGTGTGCGAGCTTCTCCGCATGGGCGACGCATGGACCTACGAGCCATACGAGCGCTTCGACGTCACATTCCCGGACGGCACCGTAACGCAGTATGGCAGGATCGGCCGCACGGACTGCATATGGGACGACGAGTTCCAGGTGTTCACGCTGACCTCCGACGTGGAGGAACCCGCCACGAGAAGCGAATCCATCTCCATGGACTACGAGTTCTACCACTCGGCGCAGCTCGCCCTCGAATGCGGAAGCGACTACACGATTACCGTCACGCCACGGGACATCAACATCTGGCTGTCACGCCTGTTCCTCGGGGACGCGGACGGATTCTCGATCCTCTACTACCAGGACGTGGACTCGCTCGTCTACTGGGCGAACCAGGCGGCCTACCGGTGGAGGCTCCGCGGGATCGCGATCTGGTCCCTCGGACAGGAGGACCTGAGGCTCTGGGAGGCGCTCCCAAGGCAAACCGGATAACGGAATACGGATACCAGCACCCATGGCTGCCCGCGACCGCGCGGACGGCCTTTTTTCATGCCAATTTTCAAAGGAGGTCTACACATGAAGGAATTCTGGTCAATCATCCAGCTCATCTTCGCCGGAATCGGCGGATGGCTCGGCTACTTCCTCGGAGGCTGCGACGGGCTCCTTGTAGCGCTCATCATCTTCGTGGTCTGCGACTACATCACCGGCGTGCTGTGCGCCATCTCCGACAGGAAGCTCTCAAGCGCCGTCGGATTCAAAGGGATCTATCGCAAAATGCTGATCTTCATCCTGGTCGGCATCGCCAACATCCTCGACATCCACGTGCTCGGCCACGAAGGGGTCCTGAGGACGGCGGCCATCTTCTTCTACATCTCGAACGAAGGGCTCTCCCTCACCGAGAACGCCGCACACCTCGGCCTTCCGATACCGGAGAAGCTCAAAAACGCACTGGAACAACTGCACGACAGAAACGACAAGGAGGAACAATAACATGGCCATCAAAGGAATCGACGTAAGCCACTGGCAGGGAAACATCGACTGGGCGAAGGCAAAGGCGTCCGGTGTCCGGTTCGCCATTATCAAGGCCGGAGGCTCGGATGACGGATTCTACACGGACAGCAAATGGGAGGCCAATTACAAGGATGCGAAGGCGAACGGCATCGCGGTCGGGGCCTACTACTTCGTCGGCCCGAAATGCGTAAACGCCACCGCCGGGAAAGCGGACGCCGAAAGGTTCATCCAGCTCCTCAAAGGCAAGCAGCTCGAATACCCGGTGTTCATGGACAACGAGGCGCAGCCCGCCTCGGCGAAGGCCGGGATCACGGAGGCGACGATCGCCTTCTGCGAGACGATGGAGGCCGCCGGATACTTCGTCGGCATCTACGGCTCCACAAATTCCGGGTTCCGCGAGAGGATGGACGACTCCAAGCTCACCGCATACACCCACTGGGTCGCGCAGTACGCTTCGAAATGCACCTACGCCGGATCCTACGGCATCTGGCAGTATTCCTCCACGGGACGCGTAAGCGGCATCAACGGAAACGTCGACATGGACCTGTCCTACGTGGACTACCCGTCCGCGATCAAGAACGGCGGCTTCAACGGATACGCGAAAGGCACGACGACCGGCGGCACCCCGGCGGCAACGCCCGCGAAGAAGCCCGTGGACGAGATCGCCTCCGAGGTGATCGCCGGGAAATGGGGAAACGGAGACAACCGAAGGAACAGGCTCACCGCCGCCGGATACGACTACAACGCCGTGCAGGCAAAGGTTAACGAGAAGCTAGGGGCATCCGCCGCCAAGCCATCCGCCGCCTACCACACGGTGAAGCGCGGCGACACGCTCTCGGCCATCGCAAGCAGGTACGGCACAAGCGTCTCTGCCATCCAGAAGCTCAACGGCTCGCTCATCAGGAACGTGAACCTCATCCAGGTCGGCTGGAAGATCCGCGTGAAATGACCATCCACACCCGTACGCCCGCAGGCGTTCCCTCGTCGGAATGCCTGCGGGCCTTTTTTGTTTCCGCTCAAACCCCGGTCCTTTCTCCAGTGGAAAGCGACGGGAGGTGTTTTCATGAACACAGAGCAAAAAGAACAAATACGCAGCCTCCGCAAAGAAGGACACGGATATGCCGCGATAGCCCGTGCGCTCGGGCTCACCAAAAGCCAGGTATCGGCCTACTGCAGACGAAACGACCTCGCCGGAAGGCTCGCCGATCCCGATGGAGGGAACACGCCGGGCCAGTCATACTGCCAATGCTGCGGGAAACCTCTCACGCAGCGACCCGGTCGGAAGGAAGCGAGGTTCTGCTCCGACGCCTGCCGCCTCAGATGGTGGAACAGCCACCCCGGCGACATCAACAGGAAGGCGTTCTACACATTCACCTGCGCCTGCTGCGGGAAACCCTTCACGGCCTATGGAAACCGCCACCGCAAGTACTGCTCCCACGTCTGCTACATCCAGGACCGGTTCAAAGGGGGTGACGGGCATGACTGACGAGCAGTTCGAACGCGAAAAACTCTATCAGGCCAGCATGGAGATGTTCCGCGCGATGCTGGGGCAGGGGCTCGTCACCGAGGAGGAATACGCGGTCATCGATGCCAGAATGCGCGAGAAATACAGCCCGGTGATCGGCACACTGTCACCCCGGTAGCACTTGCTATGTGTCTGTTTCAGAGTGATATATGGACGAGACGAAAGGAGTGATACCATGCCGAAAATCACAAAGATAGAGCCAAAGGTCAAGGCTCTTCCGGCGCGGAAAAAGGTGGCGGCATACGCCCGCGTGTCCATGGAGACCGAACGGCTTCACCACTCCCTCTCCGCGCAGATAAGCTATTACTCGGAGCTGATCCAGAAGAACCCGGAATGGCGATACGCAGGCGTCTACGCCGATGAAGGCATCAGCGGCACCGGCACGGCGAGACGCCCGGAATTCCAGAGAATGCTCGAGGACTGCGAGGCCGGGAAAATCGACATCGTCCTCACCAAGAGCATATCGCGGTTCGCCCGGAACACGGTCGACCTTCTGGAGGCCGTCCGGCATCTCAAGGACCTGGGCATCGAGGTTCGGTTCGAGAAGGAACACATCAATTCGCTGTCCGGCGACGGCGAGGTCATGCTGACACTGCTCGCCTCGTTCGCACAATCCGAATCCGAGAGCATCTCCACCAATGTGAAATGGGGAATCCGAAAGCGCATGCAGGCAGGCATTCCATACGCCAACGGCCACATGAACGTGTACGGCTACCGGTGGGAAGGTGACGAGATGGTCATCGTCCCTGAGGAGGCCGCGATCGTGCGGCGCATCTACCAGAACTTCCTTGACGGGAAATCCCGGCAGGAAACAGAGAAGGAGTTCGCCGCCGAAGGCATCAAGACCAGAGGCGGCTACCGTTGGGTGGATTCCAACCTGAAGCTGATCCTCACGAACGTCACCTATACCGGCAACATGCTCTACCAGAAGGAATACGTCTCCGATCCCATCACCGGAAAGGTCAAGAAGAACCACGGCGAGCTGCAGCAATACTACGTGGAGAACACGCATCCCGCCATCATCGACAAAGAGACATTCGACTACGTACAGGCTGAGATGGCACGGCGCAGGGAGCTCGGCTGCTTTGGCAACAAAGCGCTCACGCTCAACTGCTTCTCCACGAAAATCAAATGCGGACTGTGCGGACGGAGCTTCGTCCGTTCCACAAGAACAAACCGCGCAAAGATGAGCCTGCTCGGCGAGAAATATACCTTCTGGGCCTGCACATCCCATAAAAGGAACAACTGCCCGTATTGCAAGAGCGGAACCATCCGCGAGGACGTACTGAAAGAGGAATGCGCCCGGATGCTCGGAACACCGGAATTCGACGAGGATGCCTTCAGCGAACGCGTGAAGCAGATCACCATACCCGAGGCCGGGACCATGATCTTCGAGTTCACGGACGGAAGCACTCTTGAACACCACTGGTACCGGAACGCGAAAAAGGAAAGCTGGACGGACGCTCACAGGAAAAGAGCCTCCGAATACAGGAAACGGCATCCGACGACCCGCAGCGACATCACCTGCTTCACCACGAAGATCCGATGCGAGGAATGCGACTGCAACTACCGCAAGCAGACCACGACCATGGCAGACGGACATAAAAACGCCTACTGGTCATGCGCCGACAAGAAAACGCATCCCGGGAAAAGCCTGCGTGAGGATCATCTGAAGGAAATCATCGCACAGGTGCTGGGTCTTGAGGAATTCGGCGAGGAAGCATTCAAGGAACGCATCGACTTCATCTCGGTCCGTGGGCTGACGCATCTTACATTCCATCTCAAAGATGGCTCGACTGTCAAACGCGACTACGAATTCCGTAAGGAAGGCATCCCATGGACGGACGAGCGCCGCGAAAAGCAGACCAAAGCCATCCGGGATAGCCTCACGCCGGAACGCAGGCAGAAAACCAGCGAAAGTACGAAGAAAACAAGGAGTGAGAAACATTGGGACAGCAAAAGAAAGTGACCACGATCCCGGCGTCCCGTACGCGCTTTTCCTCCACTCCCATCACCGAGAAGAAAAAACGCAGGGTCGCCGGATACGCCCGCGTCTCGACCGACCATGACGACCAGTTCACCAGCTACGAGGCGCAGATCGACTACTACACGAACTACATCAAATCCCGTGACGACTGGGAGTTCGTGAACGTCTACACGGACGAGGGAATCAGCGGAACCGGCATCAAGAAGCGTATTGGCTTCCAGAGCATGGTCGAGGACGCCCTCGACGGAAAGATCGACCTCATCGTCACCAAGTCCGTCAGCCGATTCGCCAGAAACACCGTGGACAGCCTGACCACGATCCGCAAGCTCAAGGATCATGGCGTCGAGTGCTATTTTGAGAAGGAGAACATCTGGACGTTCGACGGCAAGGGCGAGCTTCTCATCACGATCATGAGCTCCCTCGCGCAGGAGGAATCCCGCAGCATTTCGGAGAACTGCACCTGGGGCCAGCGGAAACGTTTCGCGGACGGCAAGGTGACGGTCCCGTTCAACCGGTTCCTCGGATACGACCGCGGCCCGAACGGGGAACTCGTCCTAAACGAGAAGGAAGCCGAGACCGTGAAACGCATTTACCGAATGTTCCTTCAGGGCATGACCTACAACGGGATCGCCAAGAAGCTGGCCGCGGACGGCATCAAGACGCCGGGCGGCAAGAACAATTGGAGCATCAGCACCGTCAGATCCATCCTCTCCAACGAGAAATACAAGGGCGACGCCCTATTGCAGAAGTCCTACACCGTCGACTACCTGACGAAGAAGACGAAGGTCAACGAGGGCGAGATCCCGCAATACTACGTGGAGGGCGACCACGAGGCCATCATCCCTCCGGAGACCTTCGACATGGTCCAGCGCGAGATGGAGAACCGCGGCAAGGGGAAGAAATACCACAGCGGCGTACACCAGTTCTCCAGCAAGATCCGGTGCGGAGAGTGCGGCTCCTTCTACGGCTCGAAGGTCTGGCACTCGAACGACAAATACCGTAAGGTCATCTGGCACTGCAACCACAAGTACGACCACGGGGAGAAATGCAGAACACCTGCCTTGACGGACGACGAGGTGAAGGCCGCCTTCCTGTCAGCCGCGAACAAGCTCCTCGCCTCGAAAGCCGAGGTCATCTCCAACGGCAAGGAGATGCTTGGACTGCTCTTCCAGACCAACGAGATGGAGCAGAAACGCGAGCGTCTGATCGAGGACGCGCAGATCGTCGCCGACGCCGGCCAACAGAACATCACGGAGAACGCCCACACCGCGCTCGACCAGACCGACTACCAGAAACGCTACGACGACCTTTCCGCCCGGTACGACAAGCTCAAGAAGGAAATCACTGAGCTGAGCGACAGGATACAGGAAACGCAGTCCCGGAAAGCCGGTGTCGAGGACTTCCTCAAGGCATTCGAGAAAACGCCCGGCACCCTGACGGAATTCTCCGTCGACGCCTTCAACGGACTGGTCGACCATCTCACCGTCCATGCCAAGGACGACATACGCGTGACCTTCCGGAACGGACAGGAAATCAAGGCATAAGAACAGCCTGGCTATCGAGCAAAGAGTGCCGATGGCCAGACTGTTCTCCGTCTATTGCAAAAACGTGAAATATGGCATCTGATCTTCGTGATCTGATGTCAGACCGATACAATCCAAAGCTGAATCTCCTGAGAAGCCTGGCGTAAGCCTCCAAATTATAAGACTCGTCTAAGCTCAGAATCAGGTAACGTTCCCCGCCGTCTACTATCCAGGAATCGGCCCTGTGATAACCATTCCTCTCATAGAACGCGAGCCGCCTCTCCCGCTGCACAGCATTGACGGCCTTTGGGTCAGGCATTTCGACGTTCAGGAAAACATCCTCTCTGCGATAAGTGCCGTAGCATTCAAGAATCTGCTTGCCTATGGCTTCCGGATTGCAGTTGTATGCCCGATGCAGGAGGTACACGAAATCCGGTGTGATGATACGGCTGTGATTCTTGTCGTAGAGATACCGCCGATACTCCTCATACTGTTTATTCGTGATGCTGTGCATGCGCTTTTCCCTTATATACAAAAATTCGCCGGTCATGTAACCGACGTTCAAAGCGACACCCCTGAATGAAAACCGACACCCCTATGCACATGCAACGTTGAATTGTATCCAATTTTGCGTCTTGTTTTCATAGATTTTGATAGTTTGTCTATTTTCAAGGTGGTGAGCAACAATCTCGGATATAAGCAGAGAGACCTCGTGAGGCGTATAGAACTCGCCAGCC